TAAAGGAGGGCATATAGACCCAGCACCGGACTGTGGAGTTGTTATAGTTCGAGTTTGTGTTCTGGTACTCGGATCGCATGTTCCCCACCCAGAAACTTGACAGTCGATGTTTGGTATACAAGATTGACTTAATGGAAGGCATACGGCCCCAGTGCCGGATTGAGGAGTTGTTATAGTTCGAGTTTGTGTCTTAGTAGTCGGATCACACACCCCCCACCCAGAAACTTTGCAATCAATATTTTGAGTACAAGGTTGAGTTAGTACGGGGCATGCAGATCCAGTTCCGGATTGAGGAGTTGTTATAGTTCGAGTTTGTTTTTTAGTATTCGGATCACATACTCCCCACCCAGAAACTTTGCAATCAATGTTTGGGATACAAGGTTGAGTTAGTACGGGACATGCTAGCGTAGTTTGTGATAGGTTTTTTGTTATATAACGAGTTTGTTTTTTAGTATTCGGATTACACTCTCCCCACTCAGAAACTTGACAACTAACAACTGGTGCACGACGCATACTGCTATAGTATACGCATATAAAAGAAAAACTTTTGTTGTATACAATGGATGATGCTCGGATGTACATTGAAAACTTAAAGAATGGAGACCGGGACCACGACTTTGTCATTGACGATGCCCTCTTTTATCTGCAACGAGCCCGTGAGGCGATAGAGGATGGTCTAAAGAACCCAAAAGAGTACAGGGCGGACTGTGCACTCGCTGCACAGACCATAGTCAAGGGATTTCCGTACCTGTGGGCGATCCAGCAAACGATGCTCCCTACTCAAACGGACTCCAGTTTTCCTTAATAAATGGTGCGATACAGGTGTATCTTTTGTGAACCTTGTCAAATGCATTATTTGTATACTCCCGGAGCTGACCCATGGTGTCGAGAAACTCTCGCGTGTTGACAGTTTTTATAACAAGCTGGCGGAGGTAATCACCCGTGACATCACAGAACATTCTATAAATGTATGCGATATCTCGGCGTTTCTCACGAGCCTTTTCATTCTTCTGGAGCGTCTTTTTGAACAGGTCCTCATCGATCTCATTCATAATGTATTTGATTCGAAGCTTTTCAGTATTGTCATATCGACGCGGCTCATGAACATGATGATTATGAGCCTGAATGTGAGAAATGAGTCTGTGAATATTAATGATGGCTCCTTGTTCGTGGGTGAGCGCCCCGACATTGACATAATGAAAGCGACCCCGATTCGATATGTTTAACACATCGTACAGTTCATGAATGGTCGGAATGCCCCCGCACGGAATATCACCGTGCTCGCGGTTCATGCGGCCTCCACCAGATTGCCGTTGAAACTCATAAAAGTGCGGGTTGTGCACAAGACCCTTTTCAATGCGCATGGTGTTCCAGTCAAAAGCTGTGTGGCAGTCCGGGCACCACATTTGGGCGCATCCGGATATTTTGAAAATCATTGTTCCGCAGTTCGGGCAGGGCTTCGTGTCTTTTTTTAAGAGTGCAACCGTCTGGACGGCTCCTGGATCGCACGCGTGCTCGGCGCCTCCCCCAACCTTGATTTCGTTGCAATCTGGGCACACGGTGTTTTCGCACAGCTCACACTTCCACCGAGTCGACAAGAACCCCTTGCACTCTGGAAAAGGACACTTGCGCACAAATGTCTTTTTTTCGACGACTTCCCCGGCACCAGCCGCGCCACCATCGACCAGCGCGAGCCTCTCGTGCACGAGCCGAACGACTTGGTTCTGCGCCCGAACGACCTGCATCTGAGCATCCTCTATGAGCGCATCGTGCAATCGAACCTTTTTGATGCGGGCGACGGCGTCGAGCGTCGCGGGTATGAGGCAGCGCTCGCGCTCAAACAGAATCATCTCCCGGTGCTTTTTGAAAGGCCCATTGCGAAATGTCGCCGTGCAAGCCTCATCGATGACATCCCGGGACCAAATATTTCGGCAACTCATGCAGTGTGGGTCAGCACTGAGGGACATGAGGTAGTGCTGGACGCAGCCTCGACACGCGCAAAAATCGCAAAAGGGACACGTGACCCTTTTGCGATTTGATACATTGAGCTTTTCGCAACAGACGGAACAGTCTGCCATTTCTTATTATATATGGGGGGTTATTTTTTATTTACCTAAATTGTCATATGACTTGTTAGAGTTTAATTTAAGTGCTGTTCGTCTTTTACGGAGTTCTCCTTTTGTCTTTAATAATTTTGTAAGCTGTAGTCCTTTTAATGGCGGCTGAATATTTCTTAAATTTCTAAATCTTTTAACATTCACATTAAATTGTTCTTTTGCGCCTACTTGTCCAGGTATAGAAGTTTTTGTATATATATTAAGATGTTTACTTATAAAATTAGTAATATTTTTTTTATTAAATGATCCATCATCTTTATATAATTTAACAAGGTTTGATCTTAATTTATTTTTATTCAAGTGTCCATGTTTACCAGATAATTCATTATTTATAAGTTTTTCCCAATTTTCCAGAGATATTTTTGGAAGTTCCAATGCCTGTGCCTCTTTAACATTTGCGGCCCTCTGATTCCTGACAGCTTTTCTTAATAAAAATCCCCGTGCAGATGCTTGAATTTTTGTAGCCGCTTGGCGTCTTCTTTTATTATTGTTCGATTCATTGGGTGGTAGTTCATTAGGTAAAATAAAATTGTTAGGTGCAGGTGCAGGCGCTTCTGTTAAGTATTGTTTAAATAAATTATTTTTACGAGCACTATTGATAGTATTAAATTTGTTTAATAAGTTTTTGTTTCGTGCATGAGAAACTATTTTTTTTAAATTTTCTAATGTAGTTATGCGCGCATCGGGACCCATGGCTCCACGCCAATTTTTTAATATTTCTTCAACTGTAGGCTTGGGTTTATTTAAATTAGGGATGGGTGCCGATTCGCTGGCACGTCCCCCAAATAACATACCGCGACTAATTGCCATTGGGGGTGGAGTCGTATTGTTCAAAACTTTTTTATATTCTATTAAGTTTGCCGCATTTTTATTTTCACGAATATTTTTTTCATACTTTTCCATAATAACTTTTATTTCTTGTAATCGAAAAAGAGGGGATTTATTGGTAAAATTTAATTTAAGACCAGATCGAGGATATTTTTTTATAAAAGTTTTTATGTCTTGTTCTAACAAAGCTCGCTCATTAGCTTTTCCTTTGACAATGTTTATTCGACCATTCGTAATACCTTCGTTAGGCGATGCACCCCGTGGTAAATTAACCATGTTTGTTATCGTATTAAATTCTTCTCGTTTATTATTAAATTCCTTAGTTAATCCATAAGTTTTAGCTAATTCTTCAAGGGTTTCAAGATTTTTTACAGTTTTAGAATTTGCTATTCTCAGTTTTGTTCTACGAGCCTCTATATTTTTCTTTAAACTATTTTGTACATTTTGTGGGTAAGCATTTATACCAATATTATTCAGTTGATTTAAAGTTGTGGCACTTGTGATTGCATTTTTTACAGCTTGAATGCTCGCGGCCCTCTGCTTATTTTCACTGGTTGACAAATTTGTTATTTGCCTCCTTCTTTCTTGCAAACTATTAGACAGTCCAAATTTGTTCGCATTATTATTAATATCGCGCAGGTTTTCAAATTTTGTTGCACCATTTATTGTATTTTTTAAATTTTTAATTCTTGCTTGAATAGTTTCACGGATCCGTTTATTTATCACATTCGCCTTTGTACCGTGGTCAAGTTCTTTCATAATAGTTTTAATTTCAGAATTTGTATTCAATCCTTTACTTTTTAATTCTTGTTCAAGGGCGGTCAGAATACGATTATTCATTCGAGAATTTCGTTCCTGCATTTGAAGATTTATAGATTCGTTGACACGCTGTTCACCTTCACCGACTCTTTTTTTTGCATTATTTATAATTTGCGCAAGTTTCGGATATTTTTCTTTTAATTCATCAAACTTTTTACTATTTGTAATACCTTTAAGAGCCTCTGCGATAACAACTGCTCTATTTACGCCATTCGTGAGCGTATTCGCATATTCTAAAAGTCCATTTATATTTTTCAACTTGCTTGCCAAGTTGGTGCCATTTACTAATTCAGATTTACTCATCAAATTGCGTTTATTGAGAATAGTTTTCACCCCGTTGGGCAATCCTTTTTGAGACTCTAAATATTCCATTCGAGCTTTAACAAGTTCCCGTGCGGACTCCGTCAGACTTTTGTTATTTGCACCGTGGCCCGCGCGTATATAGGTATTGAGTGCCGCGAGATTTTTAAAAGCTCCATTAGTTTGTAAAGGTTTGCGAGCACCCAATTGAGAGATGCGATATTTAAATTTGTTAAACAATTCTTTTGCACGGTTTGTTGTTAAAGTCCAATTTTTAAATTTCTGTTCAGGATTCGGTGCCGATACAACTTGTTTAATTTGTTCAGGGGTAGCGTTCTGTTTCAGCATGATGGTTTCAATTTGATTACGAACTTGTGAAACTGGAACTCCCAGAACAGTTCTATTTTTATTTTCAACTTTGCGAAGGTTCTCGAGAGATACGAGTGTCGCGGGGCTATTTGGGCCAGCGGCCTGTGCAGTTTGCACAACAGTGCGCCGAGCTTCATTGACTGGGGGTGGCACCGGTATACCTAACGCGATTTGTTGTTCGACTTGACGCACTTGCGCCGCGGGGCTCATATTCACCTGATTTTTGAGATTACCGGGTGCATTTATATTTTTAAAAAGGGCCGGTTCATTCGCATCCAACATGAGGTTATCAAGACTTGCGAGTGCATTTCGTTTTCGGGGATTAGTATTAAAATTCAATCTAAAACTGGAAAATTTCGAGTTTTTTTTTGGACCAAATGCAGTTCTCACCGCGGCTGTATTAAAATTTGGTAAGCGAAATGTATTTACATTTGGTCGTACCCCCGATGTCTTTTGAAAAGAAAGACCCTTCGAGGCTCCAGTCTTTTTATTTGCATTGACATACACCGGTTGACCTGTTTTCGTAAAGTTCAACTCATTTACTCCATTTATGTGTTCACCGTTCCCAAGTTTTAAATTTTTATTCAAGTTTTGATTTTGATTAAGGGTCGGTGCCTGAGACTGATTACGGTTTACATTTTGATTTTGATTTTGATTTTGAGGCTTCTCTTGATTTGCCATGCCGGATAAACTGTTCGTCATTGGGCGAATTGCACCGGGTCTTGTGGAAATCTTTATCCGTAAAGGTTCGGGGACACCGAGTTCTAAAAGTTTATTGATAATACGACCTTTTAAAATTCTCTTATCAACACCCTTTGACGCAATTCCCATTCGGTCCGCAATTGGCCCCAGCCCCTGCCCCTGGAACAATTTCACAAATTGGCGCGCCGTCAGCGGTGAGTCGATCGCCGTGTAAATGTCGTACCCGTCGACGACGCTCTTATTCATCGGGGGCAGTGGGAGGCTCGACCCCGAGCACCTGTACAGCGCCCCGCACAGCTGATCCTTGCTCCGTTTTCCCGCATTGTTTGGAGCCATGAGAAGTCTCGTCATTGCCGCAGCTCGCGTTATGGCTATGTTTGTCTTGGGACCACACGGGTCCATGTTGCTGATATCCAATGAGAAAAAGTTTTAGCTTGTCATCGTGAGACATGTTCATGTCCGCAAGTGTAAAGTCCTGTGCATCTATATTAATCTCCGGCACATTGTACGAAATTCGCGCATTCCGAATGCATGATCGAATGATGGACACTATAAAGTCTTTGAAATTTTTTATAGCCCCGGGTCGGTGCACATTGTCAATGGTCAACGCCAGAACATCCCGACGCATCATGTGCAAAAAAGGCACAGCCGGAAACTTTTCAATGACGCCCCCATCCAGATAAAGGCGGCCCTGAAAGGTCCACGATGAAAACATGATTGGTATAATGGAACTCATCGTAACGGCCTCGGCGACATGCATATTCGGGTGCGTGTCCACCGAAAAGTACTCCGTCTGACCCGTGTCTATACAAAAGGCTGAAACATAGAGTTTGGGTCTCGGTGGTAGATCACGAAACAGCGGGTCTCCGCCCCACACCTCGACAAGTTTCTCTCGAATGTACATGGGGTCCGAAAATCCGTACGACTTGAAGAAAAGTTTAAGGTTCATCTTTGACATTTGTGATGTATCGATACTCAGAAACATATCGAGCAACTGATCGATTGTTTTCCCGGTAATCATCAAAAATGCAATCATAGCCCCGGCTGACGCGCCCGAGATTGCTTCAATTGTAGCAAGTTCGGACTCGTGTCGTTTAAGGTAGCCCAGAATGGCAAACACTCCCTGGGCACATGGCCCAATTACGAGATACTTCATCTGCTTACTAGTAATATTGAGGAAACATCATTCGAATAATCGCAAACAAGATGGCGTACACGAGTCCGTGAACCATGACAGGTGTTATACCCGGCTGGTTCGGGATGCTGAGAAACACATGGGGTGTTAGGACTATATAAAGAGCCACGGCCATTATGAGATCCATCTTCGTAAGGACGAGTTTGAGCACCTTGGCTACGAGGCTATAAATGATGACAAACACAAGTGCGCCGAAGAGCACGGTCGATTTAAAGTCCGTGTCGGGTAGTCGAAAGAGAGCCCCTGGGCTCAACAGCAAAAAAAGAGTCGCTGGCAGCAAAACCTTTGGACCCGTAATATCAATCATTTTCTATTACTAACTAGAAGGATATATAAAATTCATAAAACTCCTTGTATGTCGCCTCGCACAGAATGTCGCGACGCATACCAGAGTCCCTGAGGTAGGTTTCTATATATCTCCATACTGTGTGTATATCAACATCGTATACGGGTTGGTCCGTAAACACATCTCGGGTGCCATCACCGTCGAGCGAGAACCGCCACGAAAAATCACAAAAATCCGTGTATCCAAATGGAATCACGGCGTACCGAACCTCGTGATATTCGCGAATGCTCATCCACATATTCATGAGGTGCTCCGAGTACCAAGTGGTCCAATCATCAACATTGAGACGGGTTGGAAGGGAATCGGCAGTGGGGTCATCATCAGACCCGTCATTGTCCTCCCAAACCGTTTCATTCACATACTCGCTCCAGACCATTTTTAAAAAAGTCCTTTCTTATTTTGGGGTCTTTTTTTCTAAGCCCGTGAGACTGATAACCTCGGACTCACTCGTGGGAATGTTATCGAGGATGCAGGTCATGGCTCGTTCGACACGCGCTTCATCGCCGTCAAAGTACACCCCGAGTCCAGTTTGGACCGCATCCTTGGTAAATGTCGCTTTTTTCACAGTTGTCCGTAGAGAAACCTTGCCCTTTTTAAGGTTGATGAGATCAAGGGCCTGATTCTTCATGTACCCCTTGATGTACTCTTTGAGTTGCTTTTCGCGAGTGTTAAGCACCTTCATGTCCTTTCGGGCCTCTGACAGCTGATTCTTCAACTCGACCCAGTCCGCCATAGCAGATCGAAATTCATCGGTTATTTCAGCCATTTTTTATTCGGTGCCTCTCTTCTTTAACATAAGCTGCGCTGCATGAGGTCGGGGACAATTGTGGAGTTGTTCCAGGTGTAGGCACCCTTGGGGTTGGGGGGCTCGGCGCGCTCGGACTGGTTGCCGTTCCTGAGAGTGCCACCGATGGTCTCGGGCCACCCAATCTGGGACCTGGGGTCCAGAAAGTTTTGGCCCTGGAGAATGTCATCGGGTGCAAACTGACCAAAATCATCCTGGGAAGCAACCTCGCGCGGCAATAAAGAAGAGGACAGACCGGTACCAGACTTCATGGCGCAGCTCTTTGCGAGGTCAATGTTGGTATTGGACAAGTCAGCGGCGGCATAATCGGGAGCCTGGAGCGTGTAATTAGAAGTCTTTGCTTTGCCACCACCGTAGCCCGTAGCCCCGCGGAAGAACAAAAAGTAGATGACAAGAAGTCCGACGGCAATGACCACGAGTGTCTTGTTGTTGAATTTAACCATTTACTATAGCCCGAGGAATTTTTTTCAAATGTACTCTTCATCATCCTCGGGCGGTGCGGTCTCCTCGGCGTCCTGGAAAAGATATTCATCCGGGTACACCTTTTTGGGTGGAGCCAGGTGTCGAACTTGAGCAACTCGCCATACTGGACCGAATGTCCTCTTCAAAAACCAAATTCCAGAAAATTCTAGAATAATGTCGCACTGCGTTCCGATCACGAGCGTGCTGGTATCGACAACAGACTTGTCATGACTGAATGTCTTGGTGACAATCTGCGCGCCGACACGAGCCTTGGTCGTATTCATGGTGAGATCCTGAATACTTTTAGAGTATGCGGCCTCAAGAGTCTGATCCGCGAGCACCTTGCCGAACCAGGCCTGCGAGTTGAGCTTGGCCGCGGCAATGTTCTGACTATCAATCTCCGCAATCTTGTCAACGGCCGCCTGGTTGAGCTCGAGCGTAACTTCATCCGAATCATTAAATGTTGTCAAGAGTCGGATGTTGTTGAGCTGGACCATCACGCGCTCCTCGGCCTCACCCTGAGAAACCTTGAGGTAATACCGACCATCGGGTAGCTTTCTGGGGGCACCGTAGTTCATTTTACTCTGACATGCCCCAAATTCTTTAAACCAATAAGAGGGATCAGGGCCGATTGGCGGATTACATTTTTATCGCCATTCCTGTTTGCACGGTACCCATACAGTGTATTCAGAAGACGAATACCCCTTGGGAGCTTTTTAATACTTTCAGCCTTGGGTCGAAACGGATACTCATTCTTGATGTAATTTTGTCGGTTGTTCGGGACCCACTTGTCAGAATTTATGTTGAATCTGTAGGGCCCAGAGGTCTGCGTAAACTTTGGAAGTTTAAACACGGATCCGACAAGCTGATACAATTTTTGGGGATTCGGTCGAGTGGTCCACTGAGTATACATCTTTGGATTGTATGTCCCAGCGACAAACTTTGGTCTTTTTGAAAGTTTTGGATCGTGTCGGGGCGGGGGTCCAAGTTTCGCCTGGGACTTTTCAAAAATCTTTACAATCGTATCACTCTTTGATATACTCTTGACATTGAGAACATCCTTTGCAAATTGAAACATGCGAAGTCGATCCTTGGCAATCTTTTTGGGACGCAGCCCGAGTCTCTGCATGAGATACAAGTCATTGACAAGGAATCGACGACTTGCAAAGAGAATGCGCCGATCCATCTTGATCTTCCCGGTGCGCCTGTTTGTGTACTGGACACCCTGGTTTCGCCCAATCTCCACCTCGTACCCTATTTCGCCCGGTCGCATCATCGCAATGTCGAGAATGCCCCCTAAATTTGTGCGGATGACTCGTTTCTTCAGGGGTGAGAAATAGTTGAGTCGAAGGTCCAGCGCAAACAGTTCGACATCTATCAAGACATTCTCCGGTGAAACATTTGTCTTTGTTAAACTGTGGCGCTTCTTGGGTATGAGCGTGTATCGCCGAGTAACCCACGGCCCCTTGGAATTCACCGAGATGCCGAGGAGTCTTCCGACCCGCGAGGAGCACAGCTGAGCCCGTATACGATTCTTTATAATAGTGTCTAGTCTCTTTGCGTGCTGCCCCAAGAGGTTCCACATGTAGAGCTTTATGGCTTGCAGGTTTTCAAAACCTTTTAGGACCGGAACAAACTTGGTGTCTATATCACTTGTTATAATTCGTTGAGACTGATTGAAATATATATTAAATGCTTCTCCACCGGACACGACGAGGTCCCCGGCCGAACGAAGCTGCACTGTCAGCGTCCCGATGGTGTCCAACACGATATCACGAATCGTGTCCGTAACGCACGCGTAGACAACGGGCTCGAGGTCCGCGTCTGGAAACTTGCGGCCGAGGCGTTCGCGAAACCGTTTTATATCACCCTTGATATAGGACGCAAACAACTTGGCGTCCCCTTGACACAGTGTCGTCTTGACAAAGTTTTTTACGACGCTATCCGAATAAAAGTCGGTGTCCATATTTATTAGTTGCACATATTAAAATGCCATCATGGTGTGGTCAGGGTGCCGGATGCCAATGTTTTGCTTCAGGGTGTGCCTACATCGGAACTGACAACACAGTGTACGGGTGCCCGTCGAGCTGCTGCAGTGGAAAATGCGCGGGCCAAGTCTCGAGCGGCAAAAATCTAAGGGTCGAGTATAACCAGAATCAAGATGTGTACATAAAGGCTTTTGCACTTTTTCTCGTCTTCTTGGTCTTGCTGAGTACAATATTCTTGGCTTAAAGAACTCGTCCCTTGTGTATCAAAATGGACACTGATATGAAGACTGTCCTCAAGCTCCTTCGCAAGATTCGGGCTCATCAGGAGGATCCGACCGGTGAAAAGTCCAAGGCTCGCGCGGCAAACAATGGGTTCAACCGCAACTTGGAGGTATCCCTAAAGCTTCAGGAATTCTTGAACCTCCCTGATGGTGAGATGGTTTCTCGAAGTGAAGTTACTCGTCGCATCAACAAGTACATCAATGAGAATGGTCTCAAGCACCCCGATAATGGGCGCATGATTATTCTTGATAACAAGCTTCTTGACTTGCTTGAGCCACCCGATGGAGTCCAAGTTACATTTCTGAATATGCAAAAGTATCTGAGCAAGCACTATGTAAAAAAGGTGGTCGAGCCAGAGGCCGCGCCCGCAGCCCCAGTGGAGGAGCCTGCCCCGGCTTCAGCTGACCCACCGAAGAAGAAGGTTGTTCGAAAGCCCAAAGCCGTGTCCCTTGAAAATTAAATAATTGTATACATTACAATGAAACCGGCCACAATTGCACTCGCATCCCTTGTGGCACTTATAATACTTATCGCGATGAATCGAAATAAAGTGGCATCTAAAGAAAAATATAAAGTTGCTAGGAATTATGCTCAATCTTCTATGAGTTCCAACTTTTTAAAAAACTTTAAGCTGTGGTAAATTATGGTTCGGTTTATTTTAAAATAAATAATTGTATACATTACAATGAAACCGGCCACAATTGCACTCGTGTCTTTATTTATACTTGTCATACTTCTCATGCTTGGTGGACGCATGTCTGGATATACAGAAGAACAGAAACAGATGATGGCAAGAAAGCAAGCTGCAAAAAAACTTCGTATGAGTAAGTAAATGAACACACCCGTAATAGCCCTCACCGTGCTCGCAATTATTGTCGCACTCTTTATTTTGAATAAAAGTGGTTCCGCCAAATCGGGGCCATGCAAATGTAGTCCGGGTGCTCTTTCATGCGCCTGTGGCACATAAAAAAATTAAACTGTATATTATCAGAACATGTCCTCTTCTTCATCGGATGAAGAAGTTTCTCTTTTAGAACCACCTCCCCTTGACAAGGATGCTCTTCAAAAGCTCATTGGTGTCAAGGTGAATTCGATCACACATTATCAAAAGGCGTTTACGCACAAGTCGGCCCTAAAAAAATACAATCTCACTGAATCCTTTGAGACTCTTGAATTTATAGGGGACAGCGTGCTCGGGTTTGTTATAACAAAGTGGCTTTTTGATAGGTATGAGGAACGGCAGGAGGGTTTTTTGACAAAGGCTCGCACAAAGTTGGTCCGTGGAGAGACGCTCGCACGGCTCGCAACCATGATGAATCTGGACTCGTGGGTTCTTATGGATGACAAGGGTATTCGGAATGGTTGGAATAGAAACCCAAAGGTTCTCGAGGATGTTCTCGAAGCCCTGATTGGCGCGGTCTACCTCGATTTGGGTCTGGTCCACGCCAAACAGTTTGTACTCAACTTGTTTGAATCCAGTGTTGACATGGGGTGCCTTATGATTGATGATAACCACAAGGATCAACTGATGCGTTGGTGTCAAAGCAAAAAGTACGACTTGCCACTTTATGAAATACTGACACATGTAAACGGCCTTTTTACCGTTACGGTTGCCGTAAATGGAGTCGTATCGGGTGTTGGCGCGGCACGAAACAAGAAGCAGGCCGAGCAGCAGGCCGCGTGCGAAACACTTAAACACATTTTGACCTAGTACTGTAATGCATGAAATAGTCCAGCAACTGCTTGAGGCGCACTATGCCCCACAGCGATCTGAAGAGTGGCTCAGGCTGCGAGAAGGTATGCTGACCGCCAGTGATGCCGCAACGGCACTGGGGACAAATCCATACGAAAAACCGACCGATTTGATTCTCAAAAAGTGTGGACACAAAAAGTTTGATGGCAATATTGCAACACTTCACGGGAACAAGTATGAAGATGAGGCTCGAGACATCTATTGCGCCAGGTACGGTGAGGTCGCCCATGAGATTGGACTTCGGGCCCACCCTGACCATACATGGCTCGGTGGCAGCCCAGATGGTATCACAGAGTCGGGCAAGTTGCTTGAAATAAAGTGCCCCCTAAAAAGAGACATCAAGCCAGAGGTCCCCGTGTACTACATGCCGCAGCTCCAACTTTTGATGGAAATTTTAGATTTGGAAGAATGTGTATTTATTCAATACAAGCCGAGCGATATAACATGGCCCCGACCGGCCGAGTTTGTTGTCGTTAATGTCAACAGGGATCGAGGGTGGTTTCAGGAGAGTCTACCGATTCTAAAGGAGCTATGGGACCGGGTCGTGTGGCACCGAGCGAATGGGTGCGAGACCCTTATTAAAAAACCACGGGCCGCGAGAAAACTCAAGGAACTTGAGATTCCGGTGCGATGCGAAATTGTCGACTCTGATGAAGATTAAATATTTTTAGCAAATTTCACAACTACTTGAATTACTCCCAGGACTAACGGGATATTGAGCATGGTGCGAGAAGGTGCTTTATTAGGAACATGTTGCACAAAGTGAGCCATTTTGTTATATATACGACTTGACTTTACGAGCGTGCTATCTGAATAAGTTTAATAAAAAATTACACAATCATTTTTAAAAGCATCTGGTATCTATTATATGATGCATTATGTTTACCACCGACGATCTGACCACTAAACTGCTTGTTCTCGTCCCATTTCTCCACAATTTTTTTAATATCATC